CTCAGCCGCGTCGCGTACGCTTTCAGGCTGTGGAGTCCTAACATATACGGGCGTAACGTTATGCCCATTGTATGCATCGGTTCCACAACTTTCCCGGAACAAACCCTTGGAAAAGGATTTGTGACGGTTTACCTTAAGGCCATAAGCTTCAAGGTAAGCGCACACTAAACTAGTTGATTCTCCGGGGACAATTAAGTCGTCTCCGAAGACAAACACCATTTTTCTTGCTTCTTGCAAGATTGATGAACTGGAGCGTGGTAGTACCCCTCCGCCGACTGAGTACGACGACATATGTTTTTCAAACATGTGTCGATATACGGCTGCCACACAGATTGTGTAAAAGCAGTACGACTCAACCGGGAAGGTTAACGCCGACCCCATCGAAGCAAACTTCCGTAAATTTGCGGAAGCTCTATCTTTACGACACCTTGGTGTCCGACACGCGAATATCTCGCGCCGGATCCTTGGAGCCGTTCGGAAAATCAAATCGACTAGTTTAGAAGAAAGTCGATCTGATGCTTCGGACAAATCGAGAGTAGCCCAGGAACCCGTTTTTGAGCCCTCCATGGCCAGCCGTTGGTTAACGGTCTGGTCAGTGAGGTTCAGCTGCGGACCTATTGACGTCATCTCGAAAGCGGCCCTTAAACGCGTAGAAACAAGCTGTTGTGCAAATTGCATTCCAGTCTGCTCGACCGCGATTATGCGAGGCGTTTTTTGAGTTTTTGGAACTGAGACAATCTTAACAGACTGTTTAGGATCCAAGTCCTCATCACACCTCGTGTTCGCCTGGTGCACGGTAGAAAAACCGTACAATTCTTCCCAGGAAAACACGCCGATCCATCGCCTAAGAAAAGTCCTATCCCTAAACTTGGCGTTGCCCCACAACCTATCGGCTGTAGCGCCCGGTCCGTGCCTAGGAACAGATGTTTGGCAAAGACCCTCATAAGCGGTCGATAATCTCAAACTGAGGTTATCAACTACCGTCTGAAGGTCCAACCGAACTAACGTACCTTTCTTTGGTAACAAAGAGCTTCGAATAGATCCATCGGTTGAGTAGAAGGATGAGATCGCAGCGGCCTCCCTTTCGGGAGAACAAAGCAATTTTTCCTTCTTAAACAATAGACAGATTTGCCGTACGAATAGTACGGCATTTACGTCTGCGTCCTCACGGACAAGACCACTATTCGAGTCAAACACTAGAGAAGTCAAACCATGCAAGAAGCATGGCAAAACAGATCGACCACCTGCCTTCTTTCGGAAGCAGTAATTGATCGAAGTCTCAGCCTTTCCGTGCTCAATGGATCTTTCAAACCACTGAGCAAAGAGAGGGAGAGTTATCGTTAAGAACGATGACCCTTCGTGTTTGCAGCGCGACTCTATAGTAATAAAATCGCGCTTGGTGCTAGCATGAGTAGCTTTTGATGCTTCAACTAGGAGTGTCGAAAGGATATCTAGACTTTTCACGTTATACTCCTCTAAGAGGGGTTACACGTTCTAGCCTAGCATGACCACTGATCCTGAAGTTAAGTCCCTATCTTAGGAACTGTCCCTCCCGAACACTGATTGTCGCTACATTGAAATGCTGTGTTACAAGCCGAAAGGCCAATAGCACAACACCCAATCACGACAACCAGTCCACAAAGCCGCAGCGTAGCAGACAAGGCGCTCAAGATTCGAGCGCAAGAAGCTTGTCGGCATTCGCGGTAACGCCAGAGAAACCGCATATGGCGAAGAGAATATCCTTAAGCTGAGTATTAGTAAACCCAGCCAGAGGGCGATTCAACACGACATAAGCGGCCGCACTGACGTTCTTTGCCAGTCCAGTCGTTGGGTCTGTGTACGTAGTATAGAAATCGATACGAGCCTCAGAACGGATTCGAGAACCACGAGAGTGGTTAATCTTGACTCCATAGAGACCGTCCGATGTCAGATACTCCGACGCATATCCATCAGTCCGGATACGAGGCATTGACTTTGCAGTTCCGCCCGAAGGTGCCAAAACAACACCCAGGGTAGCAGAAAACGGATCAGTAAACATGATAGTTCCTTTTGTTGTTATTGGGCTCACTAGTTTCCTAGCGAAGCCGGGTTAGGCCCAATGCGACGAGGATGGATAGCTGGTAGCTGTTAAGGCTACTGAGAGCTACCCCGAACCCGTAAGGGTTCGCTTCTTCCCTCCTTTTAAACACAAATGTCTTGCGACTTGCAGCGGACACTTGTTTATAGACATGGGGAGCAGAACCGCTATTGTTCGGAAAACGCTCGTCCACTGTCGTGTCACCGTATGTTAAATATGATGTCTCCTCGTGAGCCATCACATAGGCATATTGTGCTACTATGTGGTAACGATTGTTGTTCGTAATATTCGCGATTACACTTCCCGTGTTACTGAACCAGTCAACTAACCATGACCACGGTAGAGCCTTGTATATGCTCGACGCGTTCAAAGTCAGACCTAGTAACGACGCCTTGAGGGTAAACATTCCCCAAGAATTCGTGTTCGGGTCATCGAGTTCAGGAATATAATAACGGTACTTGGCTGAATACCAAATATCGCGACTATACGTCTTATAAACTCGACGAGCATGACCGGGATCACCTACCAACCCATGTGTCACTCCGGCTGGAGACAGATAAGTCAAAGCCCCGTTCAAAGAATAAGCGGGGACTAACTCATTCGTCTTTACCGAAAATAACTGGGCACGGCGGCGCACGGACTTCCGATTGTTTCGCTTCAACTGGGCGAGTCTTTTCTGCAAGTTCTTCTGCACATTAAGTGCAGACAGAATATCGCTAAGAAAAGGTACCCACCCAAATTGGAGATTTAGATAATCGGAGCCGAGACCGTCTGGTCCATTCGCTTTGAGATCCTTCTGGAAATGTCGGAGGGTCCATTTTGGGTTCCTATGGAACTTAAATGAACCCCTACCTAATGTATCCAGTTTTCCAAGAAACGCCTTGGTTTGCATAAGCATTCCAGGAACGTCCTTTAACTCAAAGAGAGCTACACCAAACTCGTAAACGGGTTTGGCGGGCGACGTCTTCGCCCATCCTATCGCACCCCAACCGCTGAGACTAGTCTCAACGGGAACTGCTGGAGTGACACCCGGCACCGAAAACGATGTCGAGTAGATATCGTGGGGTACAACATCAGCAAGGTATACTTTCTCAGACACGTTCTGCTCTAAATAGCTTTTGGCTATCGCGAGCGGACCGCCCTTGAGATAAGGAGGGCCTCTATGTAATTCGTCCGTGATCGACCACGTAGCGTCGTACGTCTCGGTAGCGTATTTCGTGAAGACTCCACTTACATCATGGAATCCTAACGCCTTACCTCCGAAATGGTACGATAGTTTCCGAGATCGTGTCACAGTAAAACTACTCCTCATTGCTAGACGGAAGCCGGGAAACCGG